GAGCTCTCCGGTGTGGTGGAACAGTTCCAGTCCAAGGAAAAGACCCGCACCATCCATGACGCTGTGCGCGAAGCGGTGGGCAAGGCCCAGGGCTTCCAATCCAGCGCGGTGGAAGACGCCCTTCTGTACGGCGAGCGCATGCTCGAAGTCAATGAAGAAGGCAAGGTCGTCACCCGCGACGGTGTCGGCGTCACTCCCGGCATCGATGCAACCGTGTGGCTCACCGAGATGCAGTCCAAGAAGACTCACTGGTGGGGCCCGTCGCAAGGCGGTGGCGCTGGTGGCAACCGTAACGGTGGCGGTGGCGGTGCGAACCCGTGGAGCGCTGAAGGCTGGAACATGACGGAACAGGGTCGGATCCTCAAGGAGAACCGTTCCCGTGCCGAGCAGCTGGCCAAGAGCGCTGGTACTACCATCGGCGGTCCGCGCCCGCAGCCTCGCAAATAATCAAACTCGGGGGCTTGCAACCTCGAAGGGCTCATGCTACATTGCGGATCATTGTGGCATGAGCCATATTAACGATCGAACGCCAGGCCATGGGGTGCTGGATTCGAGTCTAGCAAACTTGATCCGAACCTTTCTGAAGGAGAATTCATATGGCTTCCGGTGTAACTCGTATCGCTGACGTCGTCGTCCCCGAGATCTTCTCGCCCTACGTCCAGCAAATGACCCAGGAAAAGTCCCGCCTGATTCGCTCCGGCGCGATCACCCTGGATGCCCAGCTCAACAGCGCCCTCGCGGGTGGCGGCCTGACGTTCAACGAGCCGTCGTTCAAGGATCTGGACAACGACGCTGAAAACGTCTCGACCGATGATCCCGCAACCGACAGCACGCCGAACAAGATCGGCACCGCTACCGAGATCCAGGTCCGCCTGTCGCGGAACAACTCCTGGAGCTCCATGGACCTTTCCGGCGACCTCGCTGGTGCGGACCCCATGCAAGCGATCGCCAACCGTGTGTCCGATTACTGGGCTCGCCGTCAGCAGGCCGCATTCGTTGCGACCCTGAACGGTGTGTTCGCGGACAACGCCGCAGCGCCCACCGGCACCGAGCACGTCCAGAACGACATGACCCATGACGTTTCCGGCGCTGCCTTCGTGGATGGCGTGACGAACTTCAGCGCGGAAGCGTTCATCGACGCGACCGCTACCATGGGCGACAGCATGGAAGACCTCACGATGGTGATGGTGCATTCCATTGTCTATGCGCGCATGCTGAAGAACAACCTGATCGACTTCGTGTCGGACAGCGTCAATGGCAATGCGGTTCGCATCCCGACCTTCCTGGGCCGCGAAGTGATCGTCGATGACGGCGTGCCTCGCTCCAGCGGTGTGTTCAACACCTGGCTGTTCGGTCGCGGTGCTCTTCGCGGCGGCATGGGTTCGCCCAAGGTGCCGACTGAGGTGGATCGCAAGCCGGCAGCCGGTAACGGCGGTGGCCAGGACATCCTGTTCAACCGCACCGAGTGGATCATCCATCCGGTCGGCCACGCCTACGCTGGCACCCCGCCCAACGGTGGCCCGAGCAACGCCTCCACCACGAACAACCTGGCTCACGCCGATTCGTGGAAGCGTGTCTTCTCGGAGCGGAAGCAGATCCGGATCGCGCGTCTCATCACCCGCGAGTTCTAATCTGCACTGGAACAGGGGTCGCAAGACCCCTGTTTCGGATTTAACCCTCCAAAGGAGATGCGATCATGAAAGGCCTTCCTCGTTCTACCAGCCGAGGCTCCCTTGCCCGTCAAGACGTTGTCAAGCAGGTCGTGAAGCTGAACAAGCTCCCGATCACTGTCAATGGCGCGGTCGGCGTAGGCTTCGGCACTGCTGTCCTGGGCGACCTGCCGGAAGGGAACATCTTGTTCCTCGGCGCGGTGTCGTACGTGCAGATCACCAAGGCGACCGCCGCTGGTGTGCAGGATACGTTCGACGGTGACTACAGCATCGGCAGCGCGCCGACCGCTGACGCCGCCCTGAGCGGTTCCGAAGTGGATATCATCGCTTCGACCGCGCTGGGTGCAGCCACCGCTGGCGTGTCCCCGCGTGCCCGTGGCACCAATGCCGCTCAAGTGATCCTGGACAACACCGACGGATCCCTGGAACTCAACCTGAACCTGCTGATCGACGATGCCAACATCAGCGCCGACAGCCAGTCCCTGACTGCAAGCGGCGAGCTCCATATCGTCTATAGCGTTCTCGGCGACGACTAAGGGTAGCGGACGTCTGCATGTGGTCAGTATAATGCAGGCGTCCGTTTCTTAACCACAAACCGGAGAATGACTCATGACGAACAAGATTGTTGAAGCGCTGCTCAAGCTGGATGTCAAGAACGACAACCATTGGACGGCCGACGGTCTCCCGCGCCTGGACACCGTGAAAATGCTGGCATCCGACCAGGCTCTGACCCGCGATTCCGTCGCTGCTGCGGCGCCTGGCTTTTCCCGCGCTACTGCAACCGACTACGCCGCGCCCCGCGCTGAGCAGCAGGCCCCGCAAGCACAAGGCCAAGGGGGTAACGGCAAGCAACAGCAGAGCGCGGCCCCTGCCGCCCCGCAAACGGCCCCGCAAGCCTCGCAGGCAACCGAATCCGATCAGCGAGCTGATGACCTCGATCTTGGGCAAGCCGAACAGCCCAAGATGGAAGGTTCCGCTGGCGTGGCAACCGATGACATCGCGGCGCTCGAAGAGGCGCTGGCCGAGCAAGAAGAGCTCGTGAGCAAGATTCGCGCGCACAAGGTCGAGGTCGATAAGGCCTTCGAAGAAGCGCGTGCGAAGGAAGACGAGCTTCGCGTCAAACTGGAAGAAGCGCGTCCGCAGCGCAGCACAGGCAACGACATCCAGGACTATCTGGCCGCTCAGCGCAAGAACCTGGAAGCGCGTGCTGCCCGTCAGCAGATGATCCGCGAAAGCGGCATCAACCTGAAGGAGCTGGCAAGCAACCTGAAGGCGCCGATCGACGCTGTTCGCGCACGTCGCAACACTCGCGGGGGCTAAGCAATGAAGCAGGCACAGGTGATCGCAAAGAACCGGAAAGGGCGTCAGAACCGCACAGCATTCGCGGCGCTGATCGATACTCCTGCCGTCGGAGCGGTCACCCTGCCTGCTGGTGCGCGCCTCGCACTCAAGAGCGTAGCCGGCGCAACTGCCGGAACTACCGCTGCAACCATTGCGGGAACCAGCAACCGAACGATCAAGACTCCCGCCCTTGCGGCAGGCGAATCCATGACGCTGGACTATGTCGAGCGCGCTGCTGTGGTCACTCCGGCAGCTGGCTTCGAAGTGCTGCTCGATACCGGCCTGGGTCGCTTCGCTAAGATCGGAGGTGCATAATGGCGTTCGTTGTTGAAGACGGGCTTGCCCGCAATCACGCCACTTCGTACGTCACTATCGCGGAAGCTGATGGGTACTTTGCTGACCGCGGAATGACAGGCTGGACGGGTGCGGATGCTGTGAAGCAGTCCGCGCTGATCAAGGCCACAGATTACATCGAGGGGCGCTTCGGACAGCGCTTCATCGGTAGCAAGAAGACGACCACACAGGCGCTGGCATGGCCTCGCACTGGTGCAGCCGACTTCGCTGACACGGATATCCCTGTGAAGCTGCGCCGCGCGTGCTGCGAATACGCTTTGCGGGCACTGACCGCTGAACTGGCACCAGACCTCAAGGTCGATGCAAGCGGTCTCACCGTTGTCGCAACGAAAAAGAAGGTCGGCCCGATCGAGACGGAATTCGCTGTTCCGCAGACCGGCCTTGGCGCCACCCCTATGCTGTTCCGTCCGTACCCTGCGGCGGATATGCTGTTGAGGGGGCTGGTTTATTCGGCAAGCCAGGTCATCAGGTGATCTATGGCTACCGACTACAATGAATTCGTCCAGCTGGCACAGGAACTGATCGCCGAGAACGGTAGGCAGGTCACACTCCAGAAGCTGGATGCTACCGCTGCTGATACTAGCAAGCCCTGGAAGGGCCCGGGCGCCCCTGCTGTAGCGCTGGCCAAGGTGCTGCCTGCTGTGTTCGTGCCTGCGTCTGGTTCGGGCCTGGGGCGCGATATTGTCAAGGAAGAGCTCCTGGACCGTGTTGAGCAGGTCGCACTCGTTGCGCCGACAGACGTATCGTTGGAAGACTTCCACGCAATTCTTGACGACGGTGTTCGCTGGAACATCGATTGGACGCAAGCACTCAAGCCCGGCCCGCTGGTCGTCCTGTATGTATTCGGGGTGAAGCGATGACATTCGATGAAGCGCGCGATATCATCCTCGGGTTTTTCAAGGCGGCATGGGATCCGACGGGGTTCCCTGCCGTTTGGACTGATGTGCCCGGCAGTGCTCCCACTAGCGAGACAGTGTGGGCTCGTGCTACAATCCGGCACGCAACTGGTCGTCAAGCATCGTTATCCGACGATCAAGGTGCGAAGCGCTGGTCGCGCACTGGAACAGTCTATATCCAAGTGTTCGCCCCCGTGGGAGATGGCTCCAAGGCCGGATACGATGCAGCCCAGCTCGTGGTGG